GAATATTCTTTGTGATATTCATTTATTTTATCTAAATTATTTATACGATATTCTTTTATTTTTTCTTTATTTTTTAAATATTTCAATGACATATATTAATAATTATATATTAAAATATATTTAAGTAGTTTTATTGCGGTTCAAATTTTTCAGCAAATTCCATATTTTGAATTCTACTATATTCAAATCGTGGTTTTCTATCAACATATTTATTATTATAAATATCTTTCAAATCTTTTCTTAATTCGTCTAATCTACCTTTAACACAATCATTTAATAAAAGCATACTTTTTAAATCGTTGTCTAATTTTTTATTTACATCTATTAAGTTTTTTATTTCTTCTTCGTTTTCTTCTTTTTTTTCTAAAATATTATCAAGATTTTCTAAAAAATTTTTATAAACTGCTGTTAATTCTCCTATTCTTTCTTCCAATTCTTTTTTATAAGTTTCATTAAATTCTAAATTGCTAATTATATGAAGTTTTTCAATTTCTAAATTTTCAGTCATTTATATTATATTATTAGATTTTTTTTATATTAGATTTTTCTTATATAAAAATTTATTTTAAATTAAAAAATTATGCTTTGATTCTATCAGACATTTTAGAGGATTTTTTTGGAAATGAACCGCCAGACATAGCACCTGCGGACATTGCACCACCTGACTCTCCTCTACCCTTAACCAATGCAGAACCAACAACAGATTTCAAATTATCCAAAAATTGACCTCCAACCATTCTTTCAACATCTGTTGTATATGCTTTGGGCATTGTTGAAGCTGAGAGAACATCGGATTTTGTGAGGATACCTTGGAATACTGAGCAAGAACCTTTCATTAAACTGCATACACCGGAATTCATAATAACAGTGACAAGTTCATAATCACCAGAATTTAAATTTTGACCAGATTGATTTTCCAATTGGACTTTATATTGGAATGAAAATACACCAAGAGAGCCGGGGCTATAATAACTCTCCGTAATTTGAATATGACGGGCAAAGTCAAGAACCAACATTGAGCCAATAAGTGGAATTTTTCCTTGTGCATTAAGATTCGCACTGTTAGCATAACCAGACCAATCCAACCAAGATTGATTGACACCGGCTTCTTTTGACATACGCCACAAATCTTCTTGTGTTGCAGAAGACAAAATACCTGCATTGTTTGCAAAATTGATATCAATACCTTTGATAACTAGATAAGAATCAGATTTTAAAATAGAATTGTTATTTTTTCGTCTTGCGAAAATAATAACTTTGTCCGGAATCATATTAAGCTGAAGATTTTGTGCTGTAATTGGTGCAATTGAACCCGCATTAATAACTGCAGAACCACTTGTGATATATTTTTCCATTGAATAATATCCAACGCTATTACGGGCTGGGAATTGGTCTTCTGGTTTAGTTGTCAAATATTTGAGTCTGAGTTCTGCACCTTGATATCCATTTTCTGCATCTAATGAAACCGTTGGAACTTGTGTATAAGTGGACGCACCTGCCCAACGGAGAAGGGGATAATTTGGATTAGTATTCATACGAATGTTCATATTTTGAATACCATAAAACCCTTGTTGATTTGAGTGTAATTTTTGGAACAAGAATGGAGACAACATAAGAGGTTCAGTAACTTTTACTGAGACATATAATTTCAATCCAGTTGTTGCCATTGTAGCACTAGAAATAGTCTGATTAAGACCATCAGCATAGCCAGTTGTGTTAAATGCTTTAAGAACAAAAGAACCGCGAGGGTGGAAATCATTACTTGAAACAGAGTTATTATATGCCCCCAAAGGATTATTAATAGCATTTAATGCATCACTATAATTTAAGTAATTGTCCGGCATAACGCAGGTAGTATCATTAAATTTTCCTTGTAATTCTTTATCCAACATTCTAATAAGGGGTTGCATAATAACATCTTGATCTTGGGAGAATGTGTTATTATTGAGTGTTGCAGACATAGTTGTTACAGAAGAATGAAGAGGATAAGCACACAAAGCACAATTAATACCATATTGGAGGAAATTGGGGATATTTGTTGGGAAATTTGGTTGTGCTGGGAAATTTACTGTAAAATTAAGAGTTGCCGTCCAATCAACATAACGAGAGACAACTGTCTGTTCACTCGGGACTATTATATTATAATTCTGTGAGGACGGTGTTGCTTGTCCTGAAACTGGATTCTGACTGAATGTAATATTCGCACCACTTCTATATACGGCGTAAGGAATTGATTCTTTACAATCTAGAACGGAATCAACAACTGGGACAATTTTAAATGTATCGGTCATATTATATATATTATATATATATTATATTTATTTCAAAAAATTTAATTATTATAAAAAAAATAAAATTATATTTATACAATAATATTTTTGCTTGATGTGTTGAAATTTTTCTTTCTGAACATAACTTTTACGGAGGCACTTCCACCACTTGGAATATATAGAGGCAATAAATTATTATATTTGTCTTTCCACCAAACTTGAAAATCAAAATTTTTCAATGGCGAATTTGAATACATATCAATTAATCTATATTCTCCCGCTGGAACATATAAAACCGAGGGAGAATATAATGAATTTGGACCTATATCAACTATAAAATCAGTTAAAATACTTCCCGTAGCATTTCCCGAATTCGTATCATTTCCAGATGCATTAGATGCAAATGGTTTTGAATCTGTTTCACTTGATTGTATAATAGGTAGAGTATTAGATGTAAAAACAATAGATTTTATGGGATTCCAATTAGACATCGGAGATGCTTGTGTGGTTAATCCATAATTTACACCTAATTGAGATTGTGTTGATTCTTGTTGTGCTGCATTCATATTAAACATAAATAATTTATTTGATTTTGGTGCTGGTTGCCCAGATACAACTGCATCATATGTACCACTATATATTTTTTCTTCAAAAGGCATTCCCCATAACAAATTTTTTAAAGCTTGATTTATATAAATATCATTTTGATTTCTATAATTTATAATGTTTGGGATATTTAATGTAATATTTAAAGTTGATGGATCTAATGTTAAATAAGGGATATTAGTATCAGAAATGCCGGGGATATCATTAACTATATCTTCAAATGCATCATTTATTTTTGCAATAAAAGACATAAATGAATATACATAATAATAATTAGATGATGGATTATAAGAAGTTGGGACAGGTATTGTTTTATTTTCTGGACTAAAATCAACCCATTTATAAAACATTTTATTTTCTGTGACGTCAAATATACCAATAAAATAATCGGTTAAATTTGGTGTAAATGGAGGTGGATTTGGTTGGAAATTTGTTTGACTTAATGTATAATTTAATTTTGGAATAAATACTGGAACATTTGTATCTATACTAAATCTAACAATAGATAAAAAATATTTTTCTGGTGAATCCAAAAATGGGACTGTTCTTGTCGTTGAAAATTGAAGTTGAACTTCATTTTCTGTATCATTTTGAACATAAAAATCATTATCCATATATTCGTGAAATGGGTCAAATTTATCATTTGTATATCTTGCTTTTTGTTGAACTGACATATATATATAATATGAATATATATTTATATTAAATAAAATTTATTATTTTTTTGATTTTTTTGATTTTGATTTTTTTCCTTTTTTCTTTCCCAATCCAACTGCACTCGCCAAAGTTCCAATAGGATTAAAAACTGCACCTAATATATCACCAACACCAAGACCACCCACTTTTTTTCTTCCTGTGCCTGTTGGTTTTTCGTCTTCTGGATCGTGTCTTTGATTTGCCCTATTTACGGTGGCTCTTGTTATTAAATTTTTAATTATGGCTTGTTGTCTTTTTATTTCTGCTTCCTCTCTTCTTTCTGCTAGTGTTTTATTTCGCTCTCTATCATATCTTTCAACTGCCATATCACTTTTATGTAATTTTTTAATTTTTGCTATATCTTGTGCTGGTCCTTTTCCCATCTTTTTTTTTCCTTTTCCACTAGAAGAAAATAATGGTAATGGTTGCTTTCTTAGTTGTTCTATTGATGATGTTTTTCTCTCATATGGTGGTATGAAATACATTGATGATGGTTTTCTCTCATAAAGATATCTCATACCATATGGTGGTTTAGTTGTTCCCATTTCTAAATTTGGATTTCTAAAAACAATATAGTCTTTCAAATTTCTATCAACAATAGGGTCTAATTTTCTGTATTCTCTTCCCGTTAGTGGGGCTTGGGCTGCGGCTGCGGCTGCTGCTTCTCTATCTCTTACAAATTTATTTTTAGAATCCTCTTCTAATTTTATCCTATCCTGCAAACGTGCAATTTCATTATCTAATTTTTTTAATTGATCTTCTGCTATTTGTGTCCTTTTTCCAGTTCGCGATATAGCACTCATCAATTCATCATTAAAAAAATTTTCTTGACGTTCCCTCATTTTTTCTCGTAAATTTTTTCTTAGTTCAAATAAAGTTTTATCTGTTTCTTCCAAAGTTCTTCCTTTACCTTTTTTTTTCTTTCCTAATCCTAAAACTGAACTAACTGCTCCAACTGGATTTAATGCCATATTCAAAACATCACCAATACCGAAACCACCTTTTAAACCTTTTTTTTTTCCTTTCTTACCTAAACCCAAACTTTTTAAAGGATTCATATTATTAATAATTGGTGCAACATCTTCATTCATAAATCTTTGTCCCTCGTGATTAAAATATCCTTTGAACATATCACTTAAATCATCAATTGCATCACTAGGCAAAAATACACCACCAGATAAATTTTTTAATTTCTCTTTTCTTAATTTAGCATCATTTTTAATTTTTTCTATCTGTTGTTGTCTATTAGATAAATTTTTAGTTATTTCATCATTTTGAACTTTTTTAACATTCAAATCATTTTCTAATTCATCTAAAATATCTTCATTTTCTTCTTCATCATCTAATTCTTCAACTCTACTAGATTTAGATGAACTTTGCAATTGGGGCAAATTTGGCAAACTTGGCAAACTTGGTAAATTAATATTTTTTACTTTTTTTTTTAGAAATGGAATATAATGCCCATAACTTTCATTCATTTCTTTTACTTTATCTATTAATTCTTCCAAAATTTCTTTTCCTAATAAAATTTCATCTTTTGACAAACCTGTTTTTTTTGATAATTGACGGATTGCTGTATCTTCTAAAACACCAGAACCAAATAATTTTTTACCAAATAAATATCCACTTACAAGTGGGGTTAATGGTGCTAATGGAGAAGTAGCCAATAAAGAAGTTGCAAGCATTTCGGGGCTTTTAGCTATATCCGGTAAATCACCAAAAGCAGAACCCAAACTTGATAAAATATTTCCTCCTTTTTTTTGTTTTCTCAATGACATAATATATAATATGTAAATATAATTTATATTATATAATTAATTAATTATCTATTACTCCTGAAACAATATCGTCAAAACTTAAATCAGTTTTTTTTTTGATATTATTCATAAAATGATAGTAATCTTTTAAATTTTGATTCCCTTTTAACATACATTTTATTCTAAATGCACAATGACGCCCGCAACTTGCTATATCACTATTTTTTGATTGATATTGTGTAGTATTATAAAAACATTTATAACCACTTTTTTTTAATAAATTATGTAAATATGGAGCATTAACACCCAAATTAATATTATCTCTTTTTGGTATCCAATTTAAAATATCTACATCATTATTTCCATATGAATCAAAAAATTCAATTTCATTTTTATGAGGTCGCATAAGTGCGGTCCAATGACCATTATTAGGAGAATTTTCAAATAAAATAATAATATGATCTTTTACTTTTGGCAATAATTGATTAATATTATTATAATTTTTTAATTCACTATATTTTAATATTTTTACATTTGGCAATATTCTTTTTATTTCTCCATCATCTAATGGAGTTTCTTTTAATTCTTCTAGCTTTTCAATATCTTCAATATCTGAATCGTCCATATATATTTTATGTATAAAATAAAATTTATATTATAATAAAACCCAATCTGCTAAATCAAGCCAAAAACATTTTCTTTTTCTCTCTTCAAGTTCCCATTCAGGTCGCCAACAAATCATTTTTACAGTTCTTTTAAATAATACTGTTAATACTTTTTTTTTTACTTTATCATAAAGTAAATAAAATCCAAATCCAATTAAATAATATATCATATTAATATATATTCATAAAATTATGGAAGATTTAGAAAATTTAGTTTTATCAGAATTAGGCACAAAAATAATTTTATTAGAAAATGAAGAAAAAATAATTA